TTACGCCGGCTTGAGTTATGCAGCTGAAGGTGCAGGGGGCTCCGGTGGAGCCTGTGGTGGCGGATTGGCCGTGGGGGCCACCGCCGATGTTGGTGTGGGTTTAACGTCCGGCACAGCCGGACTTGCGGCCGCTGTCGCGACCTTTTCCTCGTCAGCACTAGGTGTGACGGTGGGGTTTTGTATTTGTCGCCCGGGCTTAGCCAGGGCGGGTAGTTTTGTGAGCAGATCATCGGCGTTCGCCGGATCGTTCACAAATTTGAAGAATTTTTGTGGTGATTGTCCGAATTCCTGACGGAGTTCGGCGGGGAGCTCGTCGAAGATCTCGCGCCCTCTTGTCAGTTGTTGCGTCATGGTGAAGAAGTCGACATCAGAATAGTCGGCATAGACGCCCTGGAATTTCTCCAGGTGAGTGATCGAGCCGGCCTTATCGGCCCGGCTCATTATTTTCTGAATGTCGCATTCGTCCCTAAAGCATTGCTTAGTGCGCCCATCAGTATATTTCTTTATTTGTTTCCGAGGTCCGTTGATTGACATTAGTTTTTCCTATTAACGGCGAGATACGCCTTAATTATTGAGAGGATCATGGGGCCGGCTTTGCCGGCCGCTTTGTACATTTCCGCAGCATCCGCCGAATTTATCCATGTATAGAATTCTTCTTCCGTTTTTACTCCAGGTACACGGAGTTCTGTGATTTCGGCTTGGAATTTTGCGCTTTTGCTAGCGGAATGAACGCCGGGTAATGCGGCGTTGAGATTATTAGCTTGACCCTGGTAGAGCGCGTCCAGGGACTGTTGAGTTTCGGCCGTTGCCTTTTTTAGTGATGTATCGGCCGCGACATTCATTGTCTGGGCCTTGATCATTTTAGTTTGCGATATAGATTTCGCGGTGTTGGCGCCGCGTTCGGCGCCTTGTGTTGCCGCGCCGCCTACAGAGCCGACTTGCGGCATTACACCCGCGGGAGTAGAGGCATCGAATTTGCCGGCGAGTATACGATTAATGCCGGCAGCCTCCATGTCCTTTGCTCGCCGTTGAACGGCTGTGCCAGACATCCGTTCGGTGAACTGCCGATTCAGTTGCGCTTGTCGCGCACTTTCCTCATTCGCGCGGTCTTGGCCGCGCGCTGAGAAGATACCACCAATTAACGCGCCGCCGATGGTGCCGAGAGGTCCGGCCCATCTGCCGAGCGACGCGCCTTTAGCGGCTCCAGGTAAGTCGAGCATTACAACCGCGTCAGTCCGGGCACGCCGAAGGTTGGCAGTGGCCGGGCTGCTTTTATGTTGTGGTAGAAGTCCGCGATCATGTGTGGTTCGGTTGCGATCGCGATTGCGCGATCGAGTGGTACGCCGGTGTTTGCTTCTATGAAGCTTGCGCCCAAGGCAGGAAGACTTGCGAAGTCTTCCGACAGATGCCAGGACTCAAGCGTTCCGACAGTAGGCGTCCCGCCGCTGGTTGCGGGACGCATGATGTTGGTTAGTTTTGAATTGAGAAACCGGTGTTCGTCATAACGGCCTTGATAGCCGAAGACGAGAGAATCGGTTGCTGGTGTGCCAGTGCCCGAAATGAAGATTTCGCCGTTTAACACGGATTGTTCCCCGATATTTACGAGCTCGGGATATACGAAGTCGTAACGTGTTGATTTTGACCAATACCTATCGACACCCTGGGAATAAGTGATGTCGCCGCGAAGATTCCCGAGGACGATGACGACACCATGTTCGACAAATGATTTTGACCATGAGTGAGACCCGGATGCAGTGCCGACGCCGGCAAGATTGCCGAGCTTGTCCTGGGCTGCCGGGCTGGTTGGTGTGGTCGATGCGGTGTTTTGTGTAACCGGTGTGATGTTCACCGGTGTACTTCCGCCGCCGAGATATTCAGCCCGTTGTAAGCGGAAGTCAGGAGAAGTTACGCCCCATCGCGCCTTTAGAGATTCGACGTACCGAGTGCCAGAGCGCGCATCGCGCTCGAGGACGTGTTGAGTAGCGAATGCCAGACGGACGTCGTTAACAGTTGCTGCCGTTGCGCCGGTAAGATCGGCGAACATTTTATTCGTCGCGCCGGCCGAGCCGACGCCGACTTCTAAGTTCGCGCCACCGCCGAAGTCCATTAAATGGTAATCCGAATCGTCGGTAGAGTAGATGGTCATGTCAATATTTGCGGCCGCGGCAGTCCGTATGTCGGCGGAGGTTCCCAGAGGAAGAGAAACCGCCGTCCCGCGTTGCGGTGCGGGCAGACAGCTAGTGAAGTAATCGTGTCGTTTGCCGCGTTTATGAGGAACCATGTGGTGTGTTGCGTCCATTTCGTCAGGACCGTTATCGGTATCAAGTTGAATTGAATCTTGCAGTGTCCCCGACCGAAACCAGTCGTTAAATATTTTGTTGTACGCGCGAAATGGAAGCGCGCTAACCGGAACGTTGTCCGGAATTGCTAATGGTGGCAGCCCGAACAAGTCCCAGAGTGAACCAAGTGTAGTAGCCGCAGCATCGGCTCGGGACATTATCGGGATAGTGAAAGAGATTGAGTCGCCAGGGTCGTCTTGCGCGCCGTGGAATTTTTCGTGATTCACCCAAATTGTGCGATATGCAACGAAAAACGCGAAACTTTCGAACTGGATGTTGTCAAGAATTGGTTCCAACGGAGTCGCTAACCGCATGAAGAACGACGTCGACATTCGCAGAGTGTCTCCTGGAATTATGTCTATTGGTTGGCAGATTGGTACGAGCTCGTCCGCGTCGAACGCCATTTTATGGCCGTGCGACAGATTGAACGTTGACCGTGGGATTCGAACGCTAGGTGTTTGCGAGAAGTTGTGTTGTGAGCGCATTATTCTGCCTGTTGTGCTGGAAGGTTGTAAGGATCGTCGCCCGAATTAACCTTGCTTTCAAGAAGGTCCATTTGTGCCGGGTCGACGCGGTGAGATTGTGAGATTGCCTCGGTCGCAGACCAAAGTTGTTCGTTTGTTTCGTTTTTTATTTCGCCGTTGGTGTTGTCGAAGATGCCGAGACGCCACAGCGTATAATGTTCCGGATGTTTTCCAATCGGGTGGTCTGCCGCAGTAGCGACGTCCTGAAACTCTCGTTTGACGAGATCGTCCGTCGTTGAGAAAAATGGTTTTTCATAGATGCCTGAGCATGAGTCGAAGATTGCATAACATTGTACCTTCATTAAAGTGGCCTTCTTAGTTGTGATTGTTTGGCTCGAGCGCAGATATATTTGTCTTTGAGTCGCTCGGGAGTGAAATCGGCTTTGTGCTCCTCGTAGTACAGTTGCCGTAGATCTTTAACCAGTTCAAGTGTCTTCGGATCCTCGCTTGCGAGGATGTTTTGGTAATAACGTGGGACAAGTTGGGTAGTGCCGTACCCAGGGACGGGGCTGGTGTCGTGAGGGAATATATCCGTTTTGAATTTTTCATAGAATTTAGCGCCTAGTCCGCTGGGTTTTCCGCGTCCTGTTGACATTCGAATATATTCGGGAATGAGCCAAAAGGCTTCGCCATTTTCGTCGCATCTAAGGTAATGCTCCTTGGCTCGTTTGCCGGTAATTTTTTTGAAGCAATAACCGGCCGTGTAAGAGGCGTTTTGGAAATTAAGTTCGGATAAAGTAGAGAATCCAAAAGGCCAATGCCGATCAAGACTTGGGCTTGTGTATGTATATAAGCCTTCTCCGTCGCTGAACAATTGCTGATCGTCGAAGGAGTGGTTGAAGAGGCAGACGTGATAATGCGGTCGTTGATTATCGTCGCCGTATTCGCCGCAGTAGAAATAACGGATTTTGTGATCTTTATTTGCTTTGCGTAATGAGCGGATAAATTTTGAGACGTCCTCCGGCCGGAGTGAGCCGTTGGCTGGAATGTAGTGCCCGTCTTTGTATTGTTTTTTGGTGCACTCTTCGGGGTCCCGATAGGTAAGAGTAAGCCATGTATTGCCGAAGTGATCCTTGTGCAAGTATGACTCGTGGACAATACGAATTGCCCACATGATGCGGTGATCCACGCGACAGCCAAGGCACTGACCGCAAGCCACTTCCAGTTTCTGCGAAGAGCCAGCTTTAGTAAATGTAAGTCCACCTGAGATCGGGTCCTTATATCCTTTTAAGGGCGAATAGCAGGGCACGACCTAGAGTCGATATCCGCCACGCTGGTTCGGGCTACGGGTGTTTTTTGGGTGTACGCCGCTATTGCGGCGGAAGTTTCTTTTGGATGATTTACGGGACATTTTACGACGTCGCATTTAATGCTCCTTTCGAGTTTCCAGCACCTTTCCTTCCAGTTCCTGGAAGACAGTGCTGGTATGTAATTTTGTTGAGCCCATGCTACGTACCGATAATATCGTTCTTCGCAGGGCATTTTGTGACGAGAGGCCTTTTCGTAGGTGGATGCGTCTTTGACCCGAGTATAGGCTATTGCCTATGTTTTTTGTGTTTTTTTTGTTTGTTGTGTAGCAGGGCCCGGGTGATCGGCACCACGCTGCGCTAAGAGCCTCTGCCCCGGGCCGTGCTGTACGTTGTATTCGCTCATCCTTCGCTCAGTTGCGCCCCTCGAGGGGCTAGTTTTGCGGTCGCTACGCTCCCTTTTTGTGGCAGAACGCGCTGTCGCTAATCTGCCACTTTTTTTATTTTGGCGCATGGTAGGGACCAGTGCGCCAGTACAGAGTCGAGTAGGACTGTACTTTTGTTTCTTTTTAGGTAAAAAGAAGCCGGCTTACGCCGGCTTGAGTTATGCAGCTGAAGGTGCAGGGGGCTCCGGTGGAGCCTGTGGTGGCGGATTGGCCGTGGGGGCCACCGCCGA